ACTTTAAGCTTTCATCTCGGCCATTAATGATAACTGGATTTTCAAAAGGCAAGGTCATAATTTGAACGCATAAAGCTTTTCCTGAATCTGGTTCGCCTGTAATTAATGTTGCTTGTTTCATAGTTTAAAATTCAAGTGGATCCATATCGTCTCCGGGGTTTATTTCTTCTGGTGGAAAGCCATCATTATTGTCGCGATCTTCAATTTCTTCGTCACTCAAATAAGGGTTCGAATTAATTTTAGTATCCAGGTAAAAGAACTCTTCACTGCCGTTACCAGTCTTTTTAATAATTCGGCCATTCCCATCAAGCCCCTGGTTTTTCGGGTTAAAGACATAGTTATTATAATTGGCGTAAGATTTAAGCGATTTTTTAAAACTGGTTGTTTTCATTTTGCTTCGCGTGGCCTCAATAAAATCGTCGTAAGCATCTTTTTTGCTAATCGCCCTATCCAGATTTAAATAGTCATCCTCAAAATCCCTTTTCTCAAAAAATACTTCTGCCCAATCCAGGAAGTCTCTACCCATTTCAGAAATTAAATTTCTTTTCTTCACGTTATCCATTGGTGGCTCAACTTTGGCGCTATGTTCCAGGAAGAACTTGATGCAATAGGCTAGAAAATTGAAGTATTTATTCCATTGATTGGCATCGAAATCACGAAACAAGTTTTTGCCTCCAAAATCGTCACTCACCTGTCTAATTTGGTTGTACTCATCATTAGAATTGTAGTGATAGTAGTCGCTAAAAACAGTGTACAGCAACCTTCTTTCTGTAGAAGGATCTAAATCGCGCGCAGTAAAGTTTGAAGTAATAATAAACTTAGGGGCTTTATCGAACGGGATCTCATAAGGCTTTCCATTTTTAGGGTTTACTTTAAGCGAACCGGTAATTTCTGAGAAAAAGAAATTAAAATCTAGGTACTGGTGAGCATCATCTATAAAGACATAATCGGTATCCTCCGTAACGCCGTGATAGATAAAATCATTTTGCGTTAACTTGGGATCCCGGCCTTTTAAATAAAACCTCCTGGAGAGCACGTTGTTTAAATAGCCATAGCATAAAGATTTACCAGAACCCCCGTGAGCTTCACCAAGTTCACTAAGTTTATTGTCCATCGCAAACACGCACCAGGCTTTAGATTCGTTCTTGTATTTATGCAAAGCGTAGCCTATTGAATAGATCTTGTTAATAAGGTGTAGCTTTTGTTCCAGGCGCTCATCATCGGTTAAGTTAGGCCCGGCAATATCAAATTGATGCTTTTTAAAATATTCATCGGCCTCAATTTCTGGGCGGTCTTCAAAAGAATCCTCTAGCTCTTTTCTCCAGTGCATCCTGGACGTGTTAATAAGATAGTTTAAGAACATATTGTCCTTTTCATTAATCTTCATATCCATGTCGCCGTGCGCGTCTTTAAAAATCTCAAAGGGCGCCTCTTGGTTTAACTTCACATCGTGTTCAATTACTTTATCGTCCCAAATAAACTTATCTACCCCTCCAGGACCAGGCTTAAATTCTTTAATGCCTGTTGGTTTCACTTCCCAAACTTTCTTCCGGAAAAAAAGATATTGCGTATCCTTATCGGCATCGGTAAAATCAATATCTATCATCGGCAGCTTCGCCATATGCCGATCGCTCAAATACTGCGTTTTATAAATCATATCCCGTAAATCTGTAGGCTGATCTTTCATAAAATCAATAACAAAATCTTCAATTACGTGAGACTTAATTTCTTTCACGAAATTCCCAACGATCTGTATAAACACATAACCGTCTTTTTCGTTATCGTCTTTATACCGGCCAAAGCCCATATTTCTTAAAAAGTGAAAAGACTGTGTATTTTTGAATTGATATTTAAAACCTTTATCCTGGGGAATTGCAGTCCAAAACTGAAGCGGTAAGGAGTTTTGAAAAATCTTAGTAATTTTATTACTGAATTTCTTTCTATCCTTCCCGGTCTTTACCACCAGATCTTTAAAATCTTTACACGGATTGCCGCGTTTGTCTCTAAATTTCCTCAAGTAACTTGGCAACCACACTAGATTGATATCTAAAAATTGCAGCCCTGTTTTTAAGGCTTGCTCCTTTCCCGTGGGATCCAGATCTGCGATATAATAAATTTCTTTTGCCCACATTTTAAGCTTTTTATACTCATCAAATGTTAACTGATCACTTTCTGAATTTCCCCAAATAGGATAATAATTGAAGCTCCTTAAATTGAGGCCGTCACTACCTCCAGAAACGATGAAAACCGATTCTAATCTCGGATCATTATCTTCTACCTTCTCTTCGTTGTTTTTCGCTTCATCAATTTTAGCCTTGTTTTCCTGAAAGTTTTTTTTAATAACATCCATTCCAAACCAATGTGTTCTAGGCTTTTTACCTATATACATAAAGCGAAATTGCTTTTCGTAGCTCATTGGTTGGTACAGCTTCTTCCAGTCTCCAAAATCGAAACAGAAAATCGGGTAATCTTCCGTTGCAGTAATCACCACTACCTCATTTTTCTTCACGTGACTATAAGAAGCTACATTGTGTAGTTTATATTCCTGGCAATGAATGTCGCTAACGTATGGCCCGAGAACCGCCAGGCTTTTCTCATCCCAGTCTTTATACTCAAAATCATATTCGCCAATTTCTTCATCTTCTTTAAGCTCACGCTTATCAATTTTTGGCAACAAAGGTTTCCAGGTGTCCTGGGCGCCTTTAATCCTGTATTTGCTGCCCAGGTAGGCGCAAGCTTCGGGAAAGTCTTTTCCATCTTCCAGCATGCAAATAGCAATAGCGTGACGCTCTTTCTGGTCACCTCCAAAATCGGTAACATAAAACCAACCGTCTTCTTTTTTCCGAATTGATGCGCTAGCAGTCTTCTCATTTCTAATTTTAAACTTGTTATCCTTTCTGTTTAGAGCTTCATCTACATCGGGATAGTATTCTCTTATAATTTGAAGACCTCCGTCGGTATTATCAAGAATGTCCTGGTATTTTACGTAACTCATTAATTTGAATTTTGGGGGGTTGACATCGCTTTAAATTCTCTAATTTGTTCTTCCATATCTTGTATCTGTGGAATAATTGGAGCACTTAATTCTGCTATTTCCATTGGCGTAAATATTCCTGAATCATAGAGCTGGGCTATGTGGGCATTAAGCAGATTTTGCTTAGACCTTAGCATTCTTAATTTTGAATCCATATAGAGGGGTGTTTTAAAAATCAGTTTTAAAAGCCCACCGATAGTGCGGTGGGCCTATTGTTGGTAACAATACTTCTAATAAAAGAAGGGTAATTAAAAGAACGTAGTATTTAGCCTGAGCTAAATAAGGTTAAGCTCCACGGCAACCATTGCCGCTTCTTGCTTGGTTTGTATTTTAAGTTTCTTATAAAGGGTTGTTTTGGCAAGGTTAAAACTGCCCTGTGGAAGGCCCATTTTAAAGGCGATATTCTCATTGGTATCTGTACTAACCAGGGCTTTTAAAATTCTAATTTCAGCGAAGCTAATTTCCACACCGTGGTATTTTGGCGGCTTACAGATAATGCCCTCGGCAGGACAATTTCCCCGATTAGGGCATTCGCAATACTCAGCGTCTTGCAGCTCAAAATCTTCTACATCTGATTTGAAGTCGAGATTTCCATATCGGCAGCTACCAAATTGTACCAGGCGTTTAATTTCTGAACTGGGGAACCATTCTCTTAAAATCTTTTCGGTTTCAGGCTCCTTTTCTATTTGCTCTTTTAAGATTAAGTGATAGCTATAAGGCGCGTCTTTAAAATCTTTAACGCCTCCTCTACTAATCACTTTTAGGGTGCCGCCCATATTAAAAAATTCAATACCGCCGCAAACTAAGCCGGGATAAATACGCGTGGTTGGAGTGTTTTGTTGAGTTGTCATAATTGGTAAATATTAGATTTGATTATTCAGTTACATAGCTAACAAGCCTGTCCTGCGCTTTCTTATTCTCTAGTGCGAATTCGAGAATAACATACAGGACGGCGGGATTTTTTCTTCTAAAGGTTTTTACATTTCTCACTTTTTGAGAATTAACAACTATACCACACGCTTCACATCTCCTAATAACTTCATTAGTATAAAAGTCTGGTATGTAATTATCTATAAGCGAAACGATGCGCGCTGCTTTATTCAAACGCATATTGTACAGCTCCTTTAACTTGTTTACTTTTGTGTTCATCTGTGTTATGTTGTGTCGCAAATATATTACATATATGTAATTAAACAACACAAAATTACACTATTGTAATAATTTAAAATGATTCTAAATATGGAATTTGGGGTAAGAGTAAAAATATTAATGAAAAAAAGCGGCATTAATAATAAAATGCTGGCAGAAAAAACCGATGAACACCCTACTGCCATTAGTAGTTACTTGAGCGGTCGCAGAAAACCTAAATCAGATTTCATATTAAAACTCGCAGATGTTTTCAAGGATGCCGATTTGAACTGGCTTTTTCGCGGAGAAGAGAGAAATGTACTCCAAGAAGAAGAAGAAATCTATTCTTTTCCCAAAACCCCTGAGCTTATTATTGAAAATATTGAAGAAAATATAGTAGAACTTAAGAAGCTTTTGTCACAAAAATGACACAATACCGCTTCGAAACCCCGTGTTAACTCGGTTGTCTGATTCCTGGCAAGGTCACAAAAGGTAACAGTACTTACAGTAAAAGAAGCGGTATCACAGGATAGACCTGAGGTGCCGCTATTTTGTTTTAACCTTAAAAAGTACTGTTTTATGATCCAAGACCTCGTTTTTGACACAAGAGTTGACACAAGAAAAATGTTTGTGTCAATGAAAACTAAAATTGTAAAAAGAAATTACCAGAATAGTGAAGGAAAATCGCTCCTTTACTTGCACGCTTCTAAAAATTCTGTTCGGGAAAGAATGGCGCTCGATATTTATGTGACTTCAAAAAATTGGGATCCCAAAAAATCAAGAGTAAAGGGGAGCGATATGGACTCGCGAGATATTAATTTGATTATTGAAAATGTAGAGTCTAAAATTACCGGGATAAAAACGATGTACAGGCTTGCTGAAAAGCATCTTTCCCTGAATAAGTTTGTAGAAGAGTTTAAAAACTCAATTCCGCGAATAGATTTTCTCGCATTTATGGAGCATCAAATTTTTATTGAGAAAAATAACCTAGCTCCTGGCACCATACGAAGACACAAATCCATACTAAATAAGCTTAGAGAATGGAAGAAAACCATATATTTTACGGAAATAGATGATCAGCTTATCATTAAATTAAGATCTCATCTAAAGGGCATAGGTAACGATCAAGTTACCATAGAGTCTAATATGGCTTCCTTTAAAAAATTTATTACTGCAGCTAATAAAGCCGGAATAAGAATGCCGTTAGACCCTTCAGATATCAAAGTAGGTTCTACCCGGGGAGATAGAACCGATCTAAAACCTGAAGAAATATATAAGATCTTCCGTTTTTACATTTCAGAGTTTGTAAACCCCAGGCATAAGCTTATTGCTGGTTATTTTCTTTTCTCCTGCTTTACTGGCTTGCGGATTTCAGATGTCCAGCAATTAACCAGAGATCAGGTGAAGCAAGAATCACTCACTTTCAATGCCCAGAAGACCGGGAAAAAGCAATGGATTAGAAAATCCAAAAAGATAGATGATATTCTGGACCAAGAGCCACGCTTATTCGTGAAGAAAATATCTAACGAAGAAATTAACCGGGTGCTCAAAATAATAGCCAACACCTGCGGCATTAATAAAAGAATCAGCTTTCACGTGGCCCGGCATAGTTTTGCCACCAATTTCCTTAGAATGGGAGGCGATGTACAGACCTTGCAAAAATTATTAGGTCATTCTAAAATAACAGAAACGATGATCTATGTGCATATAGTAGAAGCCGAAGCTTGCGAGAAAATTAAACTTATGGACAATTTATGGTAACCAAATAGTGATGGGTGCCCTTAGTGGCGCCCATCCTGTTCTATAGTAACTTCCCATAAATCTAGAGACCTATTCTTTTTCGTTACTCGTCTAATGACATTATATTTTCCATAAGCAAAGATCCTGGATTTCTTTTTAATTCTTCCGGCCATTTCAGCATCGCAGATAAAAGTCCATTCATTTCCTTCTGAATTTATTCTAAAATCCAGCCAATCTTCATAATCATTTTCGAAAACGGCCGGCAATAGCAAGCCACTTATATCTTCACAACTATTTTCCCCAAAATTAATTCCGCTAAATTTCGACAAGGCTACAATAGATTTATTGTTCAAAAACAAATGTGCCGTATTAATACTGCCACTTTGCTTTAAGGGCAGTGGCATACCGTTAATAGTGATCTCACTGGTTTCCTCAGTTTTTACGAACGAAGTTGTACGCATCCCATTATGATCTAAAAAAACCTTATCAAATTTATATTCATCTGAACTTTGCTCCTGAAATTGAAGTAAAAAGCTTTTGTTCTGATAGAATTCCCGAAGCGGTTCTTTTACTTCATAATCTTCCAAAGAGATAATCTCCCCTTCTTCCATTTCATTCTGAATCTTATTCATTATAGCATCATTGCCCACTACATTAAGATCGTAATTCCGCCAATTCTTAACGGTTTTCACCAGTTCGCCAAAGGTGATATCGGGCACACATTTCCGTAAATCTATTCTATCTGGAGTAATTAAGGCAGGGACTAGGTTTCCGTTAGGATCATACCCGGCCAACTTCGTTATGGTAACATCAAAGATCATTGCTTTTGGGTCTTGATTTTCATCAACTATAGCATAAGCCATTTGATCTGACCTAAAATTCAACATAGCGCCGCCTTGCTCCACACTTATTTCGAAGTTCCTATCTATAGAGGAGTAGAATTCCCGATAACCACGCGCTAAATTATGGTGTAGAAATATACGTTCATCACCCAAATCTATAGCCGCAGCTGCAAAAGTACCATACGATCTTACCACACAGCTTCCAGCAATTTTATAGATCCCAGGTTCGGTTAAAAGAACCGACTGAAGATACCTGCCGGCTTGCAAAGGAAATCCGAACCAGGGAATAACAGGATCTACCGTTCTAATTTCAAAATATTCATCGGCAAGCATTTTAAACTCTATGCCATCTGAAGAAATATTGGAATAATAATCTGACAGCACCACCAAGAGCGCCTGTTTAAATTCTGAATCTTGCAGAATATCCCCTTTTAAACTGAATCCCGCATCTGCAAACCCTTGCTTCAACACGTGCAACAAATAAGGCATTGGCTGTAGAAGATTTCTATTAACCTGCTCATCGTTGGCGCTATCGTATTCATTTTTTAGAAAAGCACCTGATTTATAATTATTAATTATCCCTTCAAAATATTGCCATTGCACAGAAGATGTATCAATATCGTCTGTAATAATAGCGGGAAAATTATAATTAACCGCCGGGTAATTCTGCGCAGCAACACCCGCAGCGAAATCTTCTATAGTTCCCGTGAAGGAATTATTTTCCAAAGGTAATTCTGAAAGTTTCTTTTCGAAATTAGGAAACTCTTCAAAGCCGAATTTTATTTTTCCCTGAATCATTTTCCCCTGAATACGCTCTATAACCAACAGCGCTTCGTGCTCCTCGCCAAACAATTGCAAAAAGCCGGTAAAAGTTTTAGGGCTTGAAGCTGAAGAAAAAACACTTACAAATTCTAAAGTAGTGTCCATATCTTCATCTACATTAAACTCAAAAGGAAATGAGTATTGCGAAAAAAACTGATCTGTAAACCAGTGATTCTCTTGTACAATATTTAGGTTTTTACCATATAGGTCTAACTCAAATTGTGCCGTTGTAAATTTGAAGATCATTTTCTCTGTTTATTATAAATTCTACATCATAGCTATAGGTGCCCTGCTCGCTATCTTCATTAAGAAACTCCTTAACTACCGGAGCTAAAGAGATTTCGCGCCCTTCCTTTTCTAACCAAACCCGTTTACTGCGAATTAATTCTTCTAAGGTGCCGGCAGACTCTTTAAGAATATGACCGGTATTTAAATTTAACCGAAGCTCTTTTTTAACTTCTACATTCTGTAATACTTCTACCAGGTTTTTAAAACTGGTATTACTTATCGCCTCATATTTACTACCAAGGCGCAAGGCCCCAGTAAATTCGAGACATTCTACCGTATGGTATTCCGTTAAGAAATAAAGGTTATAGCTGTACATGTTCTCTGGAAACATTAAATATCGCTGACTATAATAATCATTCTCATTTATGGGCATTCTTATTTCAATCACATCACCCGGGACAAAATCGCTGAAGGAAATGGCCAATCCAAACAACGAATTATTGCCCGGGGTGTGATTAATAGTTTTGTAGGTTGTATTATTTCGCATAATTAAAAGCTGATGGCTTCCAAATTGCTTCACAAAGTTGAAAATTGCTTTGCTGTTTTTAGTGACCCGAACCGGCCGCGTTTCATAATTCAAAATCCCAAAGTTTCCCTGGTATTTTTTAGGAGTTCGACCTTTAATAAAATTGATAGTAGGGAAGCTCTTATCTTCTATTTTCGATGCCGTTTTCCTTACTTCTTTTCTAAGATTAATAGCTACACTTGCCGGCCTGTAATACGGAAATATCTCGTAGTTTTCTAAAGCTTCAGGAAGCACTTCAAAGAGCTTTTTTGGAGTATAAAACGCTCTGGAAATTATACTCCCTAAGTGAATACTCATTTTGTTTTCGAAAAACGCGCCTTTTGCCGTATTGGAAAACAACTTAGAAAAGTTGCTATAATCATAGCGGGTAATTTCCATACTTATAGAAGCCCTGTCCGTTTCTTTGTTCGAATAAATATTAGTGAATTCCTGCTCATCGTTTGTAAAATTTAGCCTGTCACTATTAAAGCCAACATCTATACTTTCTACTACCCTAAGCATCACCGGGAGTTCAAACACCGCATTATTAGAAGTAAAAACAATTACATCCTGATAGATCCCGGCCACCAGGTTATTGGCCGATATTGGTTTCACACCGAGTTCCTGGTAATACTCGCCCGCACTTTCGGCAAGCTCTATCCAGTAGGGTACACTAATCACATAAGATTGTGTGCTAACAATACTGGTTTTTATGGTCCTCGCATTTTGAACGCCTTTAATTGCAAAAAACTCTAAGGCATCTGGAGATACATTGAAGCCGTGCGTATCGAAAAGATAAGCTGTAACCGGGATAATGGTAGGGAATAGCTCATAATCTGGATGATAAAAATCTAAATTCTCAATTTCAATCCCTTCGCTTAGTATAGGAGATTCATGGAAATCGAATTCAGAAGTAAGGCTAATATCTATGGTTTGCGATCCCTGCCCGGTATATACTTTTTTTCCGTCCCAGGTAGTGCTTTCATAAACGAGGTTTCCGGTGCTGCTTAATTCGAAATATTCTGAAATTCTAATTTTAAAATTTGCCCTGGTTAAAATATTAAATTGCTGCGCCGGCAATGGCGCATTACTTTTCACGTGTGAAAGCTTTAAACTACTGGTAGTTACTTTTAGCTCATCTGGACCAATTACTCGCAGCTCCACAAAAAGCCTTAAATAAGATAAATTATTAACTGTTAGACCAGAATCTGCTCTCACCCCCTCCACAGCAAATTGAATGATCCCTGCATGATAACCAGGATCTAATAGACTTAAATTTTTATAACCAAGACTAACGTTTTGTTCCAAATTATTCTCGGTTAAAACTAGTCCGCTTTCAGTGGTAATATCCCCCCCAGCTAAATTTAGGTTATCATATTCCCCTAAATAGTTGACAACATTTGCGGTAGCGATAAAAGAATTGTACTTCCCAGCTTCTTCGGTAGCGAAATGATTTTCTATTTGAACCGGGATTTCGATAGATGCCGGAGCAGGATCTCCCACCATGTAATAAATAGTAATTGGGGGATCTATGGGAGTTTTCCAGTTTTGGTAATACAATTCGTTCTCAAAACTATCGGTAAAATCTGGAGTATCTTCCAGGGGAATATTATAAGGACCGGTAATGGCCGTAGCAGTTGCCGTCTCATCAAACCAAATCTCGAAATAGGCTTGCAAAGTCACTATTTGGATCCTGTTTTTAAAACTTAGCTGGGTTTGTACATTAATAATATCCTGTAGGTTCTTTACCAGCCAATTATAGACGGCAGCATCTGGTGTGGCAAAAGCCACCACAGGAAGCGGGGAGACCGCACTACCGTTAATAATTATAGCCAAATCTCCATAAGGCACTAACTTATCTACACTAAACTCTGTAGTGACCCGGTTAATTAGCTTGTTACTAAGAATATTAACCAGTTCGTCGCTAAATACTTTTTCGGTACTAAATTTATCGTAGGCCATTATCTTTTATTTGAATTTCTCCATTTCTGGTACTCCTTAATATCTTCTGACATTTTTCTTGAATTCTCCATATTTCGCTCCATATATGCGATCACTCCATTTTTTTCTAAGCGTTCCAATACTTTCGTGTTGTTGGACAGGGCTACAGCTAAAAGTGAAGTGTTATCCTGGGGCTGCACATCGCTTCCTGAAACCTGTTGGTTTTGTTTATATAGCCCAGTTTCAAAACCTTTTACCCGGGCAATTTCATTATGTATCGTTTCTTGAAGGGCAGGATCAAACTTTTTCCAGGCTTTATCGTCTATAATCATTTCTGGTCTTGCTGCACCGCCTTCTCCCGCCAGGAACATTGTGGGCTTATTCACTAAACCAGAGCGGGTTTCCCCGCCATAACCGGCATTAAACATTTTGCCGTCCTGTTCACGTTGAACAGGATAAAGCCCTTTTTCAAAACCTTTTGCCGGAAGGGGAGTAGCGGCAGCTATACCTAATTGAATTGCACCCATAGCACCTACAATAGCAGCCCAGGGCACACCTAAAACTAAACCTCCTTGCGCAAGGGCTTTGGCAACACCGGCAGCAGTATTGAGGACTATTTGCGCCATCATCATTTCTTTCTCTCGCTTGGCGGTTTTATATTCCATCTCAGCACGCTTGCGCTGAGTTTCTTTTTCCATTTCTTCAACCGCACGGTTATACTGGCGTTGGTTTAATCTACCAGTATCTAATTGCCGCCTTAAACGCTCTTCTTTTTGGCGTTGGTTTCTTTCAAATTCCTGAAGCTCTACCTGTTGTTTTTTAGCCTGAAAATCGTGATACATTCCCCAGGCATTCATCAATCCCTGCACTACCATTTGCGCAGCTTCAATTTTTTGGGTAACGGTGTCTAAATTTGCAAAGGTTTCATCCCATTGATCTACTGTGAATCCCAAAACATCAAAACCTCCGTAAGATTTTCCTTCTTCTTGTTCATCGCCACCTACAGAGCCGCCTTTAATTTCACTGAGCTTAATCCCCAGCTCGTCCAGGTAATCTAATAACTCTTGTTTTTCTTCTTCTGAAAGTAACTCCAGGTCAAAACCTTTAAATTCTCCACTCTCTATAATTCCCTGCATTTGAGCAAGCAACTCATTAAGATGTTGCGCCTCTCTATCTGCTTCTTCCCGGTTGAATTTTTCCTGAAGCACAGCTCGGGCTTCTTTATCATTACCAAGTGCCGCCAGTGCTTCATTGTGCGCAATCTCCCGTCTTGTTTTCTCACGCTCAAATTCTTGCTGTCTTTTTTGAGCCTGGTCTTCAAGGCCTTTTTGAATAATGCTGCCTAGCTTATTTTGATGGATAGCTTCTTCGTGCTGAATTTGTTGGTTGAGCTCTGCATTTTGCTGTAGCCAAAGTTCTTTCACTTTAGAAAGCTCGGCAGCTCTTTTATTATCGCCACCGGCACGCGCTTTATCTATTTCTACATCGAGGTTTTGTAATTGTGCTTCCTCAATCATTTGCTCACGCAGCTTCGTTAACTTCGCCTCGTGATTGGCTTCCAGCTGCGCTACTTCCCGTTTGAAGGAATCATCAATTAAAGAAGCTTTTAGCCTATTGTTTTCTTGTTGTATTTGCCGTAAAGCTTTTTTCTCATTCTCGGCATTTGCACTATACTTGTTCCCTCCGGGTTTATCGGTTTCGGGATCGTCTGAATCTGGAGTTATTTTCTGTCTTTGCCATTTGCCATTTTTATAAACAAACCATTTGCCGTTTATTTCTTGAGTATCACCTTCTTTAGGGCCTGGAGTTTCACCACCTGCAGGAGCACTTTCTTTCATTTGCTCTGCGTACAGCTCTTTGAGTATTTTTATCTCGGCTTTGGTTGCTTCCACATTTTCCCGCTTACTCAAAATGGCTTTTTCAATAAGATTATTTTGGGTAGAAACAGGATTAAAGCCTCCTTTGATAGTAGCCCAGGCCTTATCCCAAAAATCAATATTATCCTCTAAACTTGAATTTTCTTTATCTAACAGTTCTCGGGATTTCTCATCTAGCATTGCCTTAAGTGCTTTAGCCCGGGATGCCTGCTCCAGCGCAGCTGTATAATCCTTTAAAGCTGTTTTACCTTCTTTAGTGGCAATATTCTCCAGGTTAAGGTTCCCTAGATATTCCGGAGAAATTTTATTTAGTTTTCTTATCGCTACTAGTCTAGCTCCACGGCTAGCAGTTTCATCACGCGAAACAGCAATTAGAGCTTCTACTTCATTTTTTTCTGAAGCAAGATCACTTGCTACCTTCTTGCTAGCATCACTTAACAAACTTTGTTTACTTGCGGCTTCTTCAGCACTTTCTGAAAAAGCATAATAAGCAGCAACAGCAGCTCCTACTATAGCTAACGCTGCGCCAATGGGATTTAGCGCCATTGCTGCCGTTAATGCCCTATAGGCCAGCACCGCTTTTTTTATGTTCCCGGTTAAAAGTGCCTTGGCAATAGCCAGAGATTTTGTTGCTATTTCTTGAGCCAGTAGCAATGCATAATGAATTTTAGTCACAGCACTAGCCCTGGCAGTCCATAAGGCACTAAGTTTAAGTGCCGCATTATAAGAAAGTACGGCAGCGAGAACTACGGCCATAACTTTAACTACGGCCAATAATCTACTTCGCCAAATAGTGACTTCTCCGGTAGCATCCTCTGATGCTCCTATAAATTTGGCAAACCATTCTACACCAGATTTAAGCCAATTCACTATAGATTCTGAAGAAACAAGGCCTATCAGTCTTTTTTGAACTTTTTGTAAAGTAGCCGCAAGGTTATTGTTTTTTACGTTGTATTCTTCGGTTAAAGAAGTAGCCTCCTGTAAAGCTTCCGCAGCTGTTTTTTGTCTTTTTCTTACCACATCAATTCCCTGAGCCAAAGATAAAATAGCACGTGCGCCACGTTCGCCACCAATTTCAACACCGCTTAAGCGTTTTATTAATTCTTCAGCGCCCACCGTGGAATCTGAAAAACTCTTTACGAAAGCAATAAATGCCTCATTGGCATCTTCTTCCATCATTTTTCTGAAATCATCTACGGGAATTTGTGCGGCAGTGGCAAAAGCATCCACATCTTCATACATTGCAGCAAGCGTCTTGCTTGCCGCAGTGGCAGCAATTTCTTGAGAAACCCCCATTTCATCGAAAGCAGCTCCCAAACCTATAATCTTATCGGCAGAAATATCTACCACCTTGGCTATACCGCCGGTACGCTTCATAAAATTGACCAGATAATTAGCCTGGTTAGCCCCACTTGCTGAAACTTCGTTAATTGCGGAACCAACAGACATTAAAGCACCGGCATAATCGCGCCCGGTTTGTTCGCCCACCTCAAAAACCTTGGTCATTTTCCCTACTTCCCGAATAGCTTCGTCTGAAAGATCATCCCCAAGGGCTACTTTTACCTGGTTCGCTACTTTTACATAATCGTTTAAATTTTTAACTCCGGTAATTCCCAATCTACCCGCATCTTCCGCCAGCTTTAATAATTCTGACCGGGCAGACCTGGTGGTAAACATTCCAAAAGATTTAGTAAGTTCATCTACTTCGTCTTTTGTTAAGCCCGTGGTCTTCATTACATCGGCTTGAGAATCTGACAATTTTGAGTTATAGTCTAGTACCTTTTGAAGGGAAAGCACCATCCCGGTACCCGTAGCGATAACCGAAGCACCCAAAGCCGCATATCTATTAAAACCATCGGCAACCCTACCAATTGAAGATCTTGTAGCCCTGGCATTCAGCCTAAGCTCTTTTAGCCTGGAATCTATCCCTTTTAGTTCTGCGCTATAGCGTTTGTACTGGGCGCTTCCAGGCACCATATTATGTAATTGCAACCTAAGCTTGGAAGCCCTTTTGCTCAGTTGGTTCATAGTAAGACCCGTAACTCCAATTTCTTTTTGGAGTGCGTTCATTCTGGCCTTTTTTTCTTTAAGAGTGCGATTATTTTGTCGCAATTCTTTATCCAGCGCTTTATATTGTGCCGATTCTTTTTTTCCCGCGTTAGCAAGCTGTCGCTTCTCTTGTTTTAATTCTTTATTGCGTTGGGTAAGTTGCCGGGTAGATTTTTCTAAATCGAACAATTCTTTTTGCGCTTCGTTGCCATTAATAACAACAGAAAAACGCATTTCTTCATCAACAATTCGCTTGGCCATAGGGAATAAACTTTAAACAAGTTTACCGCCTATAAAAGGTTTAAGGTGTGACAATAAAAAAGCCCCTACAATTGCAGGGGCGTGGTAAGCTAACTTAAAAATAATTACTCATCAATAAAGGAATCTTCGTCCAGTTGGGTACTGGCGTATTGATCTTCATCTATCAAAACAAGAAGATTGTCTTCTTGTTCGTGTTTCCATAAACTACCGGCTTCCACCTCGATACCTTCTATAGATACCAGGTCTTTTAAATTGCGGTAATACATTAGGAAGCAATTTTGGTTTGTTCTAAAATCCAATGATCTAAACCATTAAAATCATCCTTACCGTATTTATTAAGACCATTAAAGAGTTCCTCTAATTCATCGAAAAGCCAAATAACATTGCGGCGTTCTTCACGATTGTCTGCCCAGCTGGAATCTAAATACACCCGGCGCAGGATTATTAAAAGTTCTAATTGATCTTCAAGGTTATGGGCGTGGGAAAACATCTCTCCCGCCCAGTTGCCGATAAATACCATAATTTTGGTACGTTGATTTTTGTGGGCTTTCGCCTCTTTGCTGTTGTTCTGCATAACAAATAGTTTTAATATACCCAGGAGTGGTGCAGAACAACAGCAAAGCTATTGAAGTGGCCGGACTTACACCGGTTCTCTCCTGGGATGAATTATTAAACTTCTTTGTGATCATTGTACTTTGTGTTATTCTGCACAACAAATATAGAGAAGGGCATTGATTCTACCAAAAATGTAAATCATACGTCAAATATAACATATATGTAAACCAAAGCTTAGGGTAAGGAATGTGCGTTTGAATAAATCATAATTCTTCAGACCGAACAGAAATTAAATCCCAATTACTAGCATCAGTAGTTATACCAGTGCCATTATATTTTAATTTAAGTTTGAAAACAATTTCTTTCTTAACACCAAAAGCATTACTCGCTTCTACTTTGTGCCAGACCGTATAATTGAAGGTTGAATTTTCTTCGCTATTACAATTGAAAACTGAAACATTAGCTTCAGCTGGATAATTCAATTCCTCCAGGATAAAATCTTCAGCCACAATACAAGGATTAGGTTTATCATCTCCGCAGGATATAAAAATGCAAAATAGGAGTAGGGGAAAAAATTTTTTCATTGTATTAGTTTTATTGTTACCGGCAATAAAACTACAAAAAAAAAGCAGCGGTAGGGCGCTGCTGGGAATTTTAAAGGAGGAGCTCTCTTAATTTACCTATTAACACCATAGTATCAATACGTTCTTCCTGGTGGTTGGCGGCAGAGCTGCTTAAATACACTTCTAAAAGATTGTCTAAAGTTTTTAATTGGTTTTCCTTGGAGTCGAGCATTTCTATCTCTTCTAAAAAATTTTTCATTTAAATTTAAATTTTCGATTAGAGAACAAGATGCAAAAACAAAAAAAACAGCCTTGGGGAGGACTGCTTTTTTTAAAGAACTCTTGCCTATAAAAATTCTACTGGTGTAAATATAATAAAATATTTACATATACGTAAATTAATCTTTTGTGGCCAGCTTGGCCTTCACCGCATTTGTAAAGCCAAAATGTAATTGTTTGATGATGTTATTGGCGTGACCAAACAAAATACGGTTGTGAATGGGATGGTTTTTCTTTTTCTTTTTGCCTTCCCGGGAGTCCCTGGTGCGCATATCTACAAACCTATGTTTGCCCAAGTGCCTATATTCTAAAGTGTTGCCGTTAACCTCAAAACTACGGCCACCGTAAAACTCGTCGCTTCTAAACCCCCTTCGAGACATAAGGCTCTCTTGTGCGCTATCTATATTCTGGCTTTCTTCCCGCAACACCTGCGAGGTAAACCGGCCTTTTAGCACATCTTCACTAATGCGTTCCCGTTCGTTTAATGATTTCATTCTATTTTGAGTTCTAATTTATCGAGTTTCCAAAGTACTTCCAGCATTTTGGCTGTATTGGTTTCGCGGTTGCGATAATTATAAACTACATACCTGGTAACTCCTAATTTTTTTCCAACTCCCCTTTCTAACAAGGCTTCAAAAAAGGCTGTTTTAATTTCTTCTTCTGTCATAATGGTTTTAATTGTGGTTAAATATACCACATTAAACCGTAGAATCAAAATAAAGTTCTACACTCCAACCGTTACATCCTACCAAATTACTCTCTGGATTTATGCTAATATTACTCACTACCAGATCGCGAATAAATCCGCAAGGGCCATCTATAGAATCGTCCAGTACTTTATTGAAAAAGGCCAGGGCCGTTTCTTGGGTACGGGAAAAAACATCTAGCCAATCGTCTTGCCTGGTGGCGCCATAATCTGTTTTCTCCAGGAAGAAGAAACCTAAGCTATTCCTTAGTTTTAGCTTATCTACATCGTTACCACGGGTAGAAGCATCTGGCATTACTGCAATCATTATTTGATTATCTGTTGGGCGAATTTTACTTAGAAATGTGGTGAGCTCATCTTTCACTACCACAACTCTGGCGAAATTAACGTCTTCAAGGGCTTGCTCTGTATCTTTTACGTACTGTTTTAATTCGGGGATTAGTATCATTGGTTTTGTTTTCTAGTTTTCTCCTGCGCTTTACGATCTTTTTCTCTCTTGCGAATATCGTATAGAAAGATGATCATTTCCCAAAAGTTGGTTTTATTCACTTTTTGCATCGGTCCATAGATACCTGTCTCTGCAATTCTATGGGCTACAGCTTTCATCCCTATGCCGGGGATTTTACTTTCTTCCTTTTTGCTCCCTTCCTCCTCAAAAAGTATGGAAAGATCCAGCCATTTTCCTTGCACAAATACCTGGGCAGAGAACAGGTATTTTTGAAAACTGGCAAATAGGAGAAAGAAGCCATAAACCCTACCAAAATACACGTGTTTTAAGTGATTGGCAGTTTTAGCTGTTTTCTTAGCATCGTAAGCTTTATTCTTATTTTCTTTATAAAAAACCGCCATTAACCGGTATAAATGGGCTTCGTTAAAATCTTGTTCCAACAAACTATATATCTCCAGGGCGTCTATGTATTGCCCCCAGGTAATATCGTCGAAACCATCTTCTGGACCATACCAGGTTTTAAAAGCATCTGATATTACCTTGGAGTGGTTGTCGATGTAATATTGTTTTATCGTGATTTTACCGTCTTCATCTTCTTCAAAAAAAGAATCTATAGATGTTGATAGCCTATAAATGTTAGCGCACATTTCCTGTTCTTCTTCTTCAGAAAGCTTTCTTTTCCCTTTTTGGAGCTCCAGCAATTTGTAAATCATTTCAATCCTAAAATCCTCGTAGGTGATTTCTTCTTTTCGGTAGCGGTAAATTAAATGGGAAGCTTCAGCATATTGCCGGCTATCGCATTCTTTTAAATCTTCTGGAAGGTATAAAAGCCTATTGCTTTCTGGAATCTCTAAGGTGATCATAGTTTAATTTCGAGGTTTTTAGAAAATTTAAGGTCAAGTTCTTCCAGGCGCGCTCCGTGCTTATTAACAATATGTTCGTAGATTTCTGCCTTGTTTTTGCCTTTAATGGGGATATATTTCCCAGAAGAATCCCTTTTAAGGTATTTTCTAAGCTCGAATTTAAACTCTGAAAGAAATTCCCTGCGTTCTTTTGCACGGTCTTTTAGCTTATTTTCCAGTTTATCATTAATAGAATCAAAACGTTTTTTCTTTCTCCAGTTCCAAATGGAAGCAAAGAATGAAAGTAGTTTTTTAAATAGGTTGGCCATTATATATAGTTTTAGGTAGTTACAAAATCATCATCATCATCGAAACCAAAAATTGGTTTGGTTACATTCAGGGCTTCTTTTTCGGTTTCAGTGAGTTCTGGTTTTAGGTAATCTTCAATAGCTGATAATGCCTGGCGAGTGTCAGCATCAAAAGACTGCGCTGCGAGTTCAGCTTCCATTTTTTCAGGTGGTTTGGTATTGGTACTTACACCGCCTTTGTATTTTTGCAAGATACCTTCGGGTAACAGCGTAACGCGAAGCCGGCGAAGCGCCCAAGCTAACGCGTAGTAAACTGAAGCTTCTTTTATGAGCTCCAGTAGGTCTTCATCTACTTCTGTGGTAGATGATTTAACCTGGTTAAGCAAAATGTTATACTGCACAGTTCCTAATCGGCTTTTAATTTCGGTACGTTGGCACTTACTGATCCCTGGTTGTAGTTTCTCCAATAAGTATCGGGAATGAATAGGGAAATAGGCTTCGAAATCCTTTGTGGTCCGCACAAACACATTGTAAGTCGCTTTGAAGGCTTCAGTATCTTTCCATTTTATCTCGGGATTTGGTACCACTATAGGATTGGTTTCATCTAAGAGGTTCAACAAAGTATCCATGGCTTTGTAATATTTACGCTCCAGGTTTTCATTATCGCTATTTACCATCCATTCGAACGCCGCTTTCTCGTTGGCATCGTTACGCATTTTACGACCATTCACCGTATGACTTAAATCCCGGGATGGGGCGTGATATCTCCAGGCATCGAGGAGAATTGCGTAACGAACATTGAATAATAGGAAAGCTGTATCTTCAGTTAAGACTTCAGTATCGAAAAGGCTCCATACATAATCATAAGTTTGAGTACCAATAAGATCGTACACCTCGCGAGTGGCGGTGTATAATTCAGATTTGATTTCCTTAATTTGAATATCGGCATCAATAAAGCTTAGGATATCGCTTATATAATCGCTGTCTTTAAATATTAGCTTCATGCTACTTTCTGATTTTTAAGTCGATCACTTTCAGATTTATCCTGCTCCCGTTGGGGAGGATCGTGATAGAAACCGAGCTTTAGTTTTTTATTAGGGAAATTAGCCTTAATGGCATAGTTAACGGCCTTGGTAACGATCATCTCCGGGATGTCTATACCAGTCATCATATAATTTTGAAGCGCGTAAAGTTGCTCACTACCAGAGTCTGACTGCCCGTCTTTACCGGTGCCACCAATCGCACTATGCACGCCAACACCGGCAGAAGTAGCACGGTCTGCACGCTCGCCAATCTTTATTTGGGCTTCGGCAAAGTCCTTAATGTTTTGGTCTATTGGTTTAATGGTCCAGCCCTGCTCCTTTAGGCTACTCCCATCTACGAAAACAGTATCTACCGTATGCCAAAACTTACCGGCATTTCTATCTCCAGAAAGAACACTTGCTATTTTGCGCAGATATTCTTTCTGATAATCGACGAGCATTTTTTCTTTATAATCCTTATTTGTTTCATCGCACAATCTTTTCAACTGATCTTCTTTCATATCCCAAAAAGATTGTGGAGAAGTAATGTGATACTTTACATTAATAGAGTTTTTACTGAGTGCCTTTAGAATGAGCGGTACGGCCGTAGATCTTCTAATCCATTCCAATGAGCCATATATGTCGGGCACGGTATAGTAGTCGCTACAGAAGCTATACATGTTCGAGTAAAGAATGCTATTTTTATGAGCAAATGGGCGCTTAAAATCGAATAACGAATAGACCTTGAAGTTGGTAAGGTGATCTACATGGTTAAGGTTCCAGTCGTTCACAATCACGTGATCTGGCTTCACTATAGGATTTTCAACCCTGGTGGCTAAGCGCCCCCGGTTTGGGGAGATGTGTTCTAACTTGGATATTTTCTTCTTCCCATTAACCCTCGCACCGCGATTTAGATAAAATTTAGAGAAGACGCCTTCTATATGATTATAGTCTACACAAGCTTTAGCCAGGTAAGCATCGCAGTCCCAACTCTGCAACCAGGATTCTATCTCATCATCGGTCGTCCATTCTCGCACTAATTGATATTTGGAGTCAAAGCCTTCTTTGTATAGTTTAGGTCCTTTGCCCCATAACATACCGGTTTTCTTCTTAAGAATACCAGGGACTATTGAGTTATTAGCTACTGTATCCTTAATGACTGTAGGTAGATCATTGTTATCTCCATATGGGAGTATGCGCCAATTATCAATAGTGTATTGCCTATTGGCATTTGTCCAGTCTAAGGTTTGCTCTCCGTTGGTGATCCTGGATTGCTCCAGGTCTCTAGGGTTTTCACTTACCTCGTAGGAGAATACAACGTCTTCGTGCTCTACTAGCGCATTGCGCCCGTGCTGTTCAATATTCATTGATGTACTTATTATTGAATTTGATTAATAGTGGTAAGTAGAAGAAGCGATCCTTATCGCCGTCCTTGAAGCCTATAAGTAGATCGGCCTTATCACTGTATCTTTTGCTGAGACCAGTGCGGAGTACCACATTGTCTCGTGTCTTATAGCCCTCAGATATATTTTTACTTTCTTGATAGGAGTAGAATTCAATATCAAAGGGCACACCAGCAGCCGTAAGTTCACGCATTCGTTGTACGATCTGGTATAGCTTCTTGGTTGCATTCATAATACAAGTGTATCTGTTTTCAGGCATTAGTGGTGTGACAGGGGAAACACCCAGTAAACACAGGGTATGCGGTACATTGTAACCCCCTCAAAAGTGGTTGGGTTGCGCCCACTGAATAAGTATTCATGTAGATAGAAGCACGGGAACACCTGTAAACACTAGTCTTTAGAGGTGGTTGGTCATATCTCTCGTTTACAGGGCGGGGGTGCAGTTGCAAAGGCAGACTTT